GAAAGAAATCGACTATACTATAAAAGTCAATTCATGCCGGTGTGATGGAATGGTAGACGTAGTGGACTCAAAATCCACCGCCAGCGATGGCGTACCGGTTCGAGTCCGGTCACCGGCACCAAATAAGCACGATAGTTTTGATACGAATGTATCTGAAACTATCGTGCTTTTTCTTTTTGCCGAAGCGCCTGTGACACAAGGCTTTTCGGCGCAGTTACTCTTTGGGTTAGTTTCATTGTGAGCTTTTATGGATACATTTTCTCCGTGTTGGATAGTTGCTTCGCGCTCTGCCGCAAAACACAATGAAACTTTTTATAGAGGAATGGTTTCAGAGTGGCTGGCATAGTTTCATCGTGTTTAAGATGTTATAAATCATCCAACCACCATCGTAGTCAAAATTTACGAATCACTGCCGTTACCTCTCCCCACAATCTATCCGATGAAGACCTGTCGGAATTCCGATTCATTCACCTGCATCTTTGATGCGAAAGACTCATAATTCTCTGCGTCAATGGGTATTTTCAACCCATGCTTTATAATGCAAATATCATCTCTCGGCACAACATTCGCTTCATAAGTGGAGCCTTTGTTGAGCCATAGTTGCAGGTCATCTGCTCCTTCAGCTTCTGGATACAGGTAGTACCCTTTCTTTGCATCAAATCGGAGCATATAAGCCAGCACCTGCAGATAGTCTTTGTTGCCAATATTATCGAGAGGCTTATACTTGGCATCCGCTATGACCCTTGTTTCATGATCCCGGCTGATAAAATCGGGATAGATCAAACCGATATTGCCACCGAAGAGACGCTGGGCTCCCTTACCAGCCTTGTTCATCGGATGATAGAAAACACTATCAACAAGAGAACCGATATATTCCTCCCACAGCCATGCGCCATCAAACAGGATGCCATAGATTTGCTTCGATCCTGCTCCAATCTGATGCTTTTGGTGCTGCAGAATTAGCAGACATAGACGCTGAAGTGCAAGATACTCTCGAAAGTAAGCATGTCTGACAGCTTTCTTCTTATTTGCTTCAATGATCTTTTGGCAGTCATACCGTTCATATGACGGAGTTGCGTCCACAATGAGCTTAACTTCGTCTTTCACTTTTATAAGCAGGTTGTTCCCATAGGGCTTTCTTTTAATGAATTCTATCGTATGGCGCACAAGTTCCGTAAGGTAATTATCGTATGAGAACTCCCTTTGACTGTAGGCAACACTTCCCGTAAAGGGCGTATTCCTTTCGATATGCCTTGCAATATCAATGGTTCCCCTCACATTCCCGTCATTATATCTTCGGCGAATATACTGCTTGAATACGCCCTTCCGCATTGCTGTCTTCAAATAATACGGGAAAAGGAATAACAGGAAATTGAATAGCCTGTTATCCTGATTGGCATCCGTCGCCAAATCCACAATATTGGGGAAATCCAGCACCCTATCAAGGAGATACTGCAAGAAGTAATCCTCATCGTCGCCGCCGAATCGGGACTCAATGACAAGGCGCTCAGCCCCATAGCCAAGAAAGCCCATAACATTCCCGGTACGGAAACAGTCATTTAATCCTTGAAGGATCATCTGATCCCTTGTAATATCGTCCGCATCCTTGACAAGTTCAGGGAATACGAAGATACCTTCTCGTTCAAGCTGCTCCAGTGTCTTGTCAGCAATCTTGCTCGTAAGATTTGATATTTCGGAGAAGGCATCCTTCTTTTTTAACTGGTTATCCTTAACCTTGAGTATCCTCACCCGCATCACCTTCACTCGGCTTCTGATAGCCGTATGCCTTTGCGAACCTGCTCATGAGACTATCTTCATCATACATTCCCTGAACGTATTCATGTAGAAGCGGCTGAAGATAATCCGTCCAAAGCTGATCGAAATTCAGGGTTTTCAGCTTTAAAAAGTACGACGCACCGATCTGATAGTTTTCATTCAGATCCTCAACGCTGGCTATTTCCCTGTTGAGGGCAGCCATGCGCCTTATGGCTTCAGCCTCCAGTTCCTCATCTTCTAAGGACGCCAGCATCTCCAATCGCTCATCTGCCTTAAGCTCCACAAATCGGAATCTCCGCCGCATTGCGAAATCAAAGCTGTCTACAGACCGGTCGATATCATTCATAGTGCCAATGATGTAAACATTTTCTGGAATGTAGAATTTCTCGTCCGGATCTGCATGTAAATTTGCATACTGCGTGGAAATCTCACCGGCTCTGCCCCGATAACCTGGATCGATGGCAAAGAATAATTCCCCGAAGATCTTAGAAATCTCTCCACGGTTGATCTCGTCTATGATGAATATGTACTTTTTCAGTTCTTCTTGTTTACCCCTTGCCTTTGACACCACGCCTTTCTTTGCCTTGATTGCCTTATAAATCGCAAAATCATACGAATATGCCTGCGTTGCAAAGGATTTCCCGAAAAAGGCCGTGATGTCTTTGATCTTGGTGAACTTCACATCTGCCTCAAGCATTCTCCGAATCTCATCCACATTGAGGGAGAGTTTGTTGACTGTCGCATTTCCCGGAATGGATATGTTGATATGCTTGTCATCTACGCTCGTAATACAAAACTCGTTACCATTGATGGTTTTAAAGGTATCAACCCCGAGTTCGATCCCAGCGAAAAAGTCCATCATGGACTCTTGAACAGAAACCTCCTTTTCGATGGCTTCCTTTGATTTTTGAGAATCCTCATAGTTTTTCCTGGCGCGGGCTACAAACTTCTTGAAAATACCATCCTGTAATTCAAAACCCATCGTGCCGTCATCATTTACTTTAGGCCGGAGTCCTTCAACAAAATCCGAATAGTCATAGCTCGGGTGGAACTGGACAAATTCCACCTGTTTTTTCTGTTCATCCGTTAGAAGAGTGTAGTCATCGAAATAGCCATTGCTGATGATGTCCGCAGCGATTTCCTTAGCAAGGTATGATTTACCGGTTCCGGGAGCACCACGGAATATCAAATTCTTTGATTCAATCAGCATGGAAGAGTATGGATTTCTGTATCCCTTGAATTGCTGTACAAGTTCCTCCTGAACAGCCGCCTCAGTCTCGGCTGTGTCTGTTTCCTTCTCGTCTTTTTCCCGATAGGTAAGGACGAACTGGTCACCCAAATTGCCAAAGCGCTTCAAACATTCTTGCACAAAATAGATCGTTGAGAAAATGTTCCAGCAATAGATAACAAACTGCCTGCCATTATCATAGCTGTAGGTCAAATATTCTATTGTGTTGCGATGCTTCTTGAATTCATCCACACTTGAGTAAATACCGCAGATCATATCATTGGACGGATTATATTTGCAGATAGGAAAGCTCTCTTTGTCCTCAACTGACATGGCCGCAAGCTGTTTCTCGAAAACCTGGCAGGCGATACGTGGAAGCGTCTGGTTAGAATTTCTTCTTTCACCCTTACTGTAGGCACGCTTAATTTCCTCGCCATCCGCTTTTCTGAAGCATGCACCAAGTGGCTTATAATTGTCGCCAAGGCTGAGATTATCCATTGTAAAACGCTCATCTGTGGAGACGATACTTTCGGCAGAAATCGTCAGCTCAAATTTCTCCTGCTTTGTTTCAATGGTAAACCCTTGCCCCTGCAGGTAATTCTTCGCCTCGACAGCATTGAATCCGTCTGTCGAAATATCTGCTCCACTCGCGATATGTGCAGCCACAGCTATTACATACTTCGGCGGATATTTCTTGCCATCCTCCGTCACCAGTGTATATTTCGTGCTCTGATTATGAAATGGCACACCGTTTTCATCGATGTACTTCAACGCATCGATGATGTCTTGTTCTTTTATCTTTGGAATAGCCATGTTGTACCTCCAACACTCTATTATCGCGGACTTATTCAGCAGCTATATCAACTCTTTTTATCGTGCAAATCCCGATAAAGCATATCTGCAAGCGCGGCTTGCACTGCATGGTATTTCTTCGCATCTTGGAAGAGCTGAATATACGCTTCCTGATTCTCCATGTATGCGGCCATCGCGGTCTCATCAAAGATACCAGGGAACACGCTTCTGTGATACACCTGCTGGTCATCAGTCTGCGCCGCTTTCTGCACATCCTCGTCTTTCTTCATACGGTTATACAGGTCTTCGACGATGACCCGGTCCGCGTCAGTGAATTCTCCCATGAATTCCTCATTGATGCGCTGAATGATCTCGTCCAGAGGACTGAGTTTTTCCTTTTTTGCGCCAGCCCTTTTCGGATTGGTTGGTGCCCACGATCCGGACTGATCATCCAGTTCAATCGCGCCTTCGAAGGTCTTGGCCAAATGGTAGTATTCCAGTTTCACGCGGTTATCAAGGTTAAACTCGATGGTCGGGTCGCTAGGAAGCAGCTTGGCCAAATAGGAGCAGAAGATATATTCGTGGTGAAGCTCCTTATCAAACATCCTTGTGATTTGGCTGATGTAGTTATACCACTTCACCAGGTTGCGCACCTCGCGCCGGAACTGGTACCGCTGCTCCTGATCCAGCACATTGTACTTCTGCGCCACAGGAAGAAGCGCATTGGAAATCTTAGCCTGTGTAGAATTTGATGCTCTGACATCCTCATCAATATAGATTGCAGTAACTTTGTCGATGTCCTCCTGCGTATACACGCCATAGTCATGCAGAATACGCTGTGTGGTGTAAATCAGGTCAAAATTGATCTCCTCATCCAGGCTGGTCTCCCGGTAGAACTGCTGGAATGCCTCCTTGATGCGTTCCACAGGATTGACGAAATCCAGGACGTAGGTATCTTCCTTACCGGGATAGGTGCGATTCAGGCGGCTGAGCGTCTGCACCGCTTTCACATCACGCAATTCCTTATCGACGATCATGGTGTGAAGAAGTGGTTCGTCAAACCCGGTCTGGTACTTTTCCGCAACAATGAGGATGTCGCCCTCATCGTGGAACACAGCCTTGGTCTGGCTTTCTTTCACCGGATTGCCGTTGCTGTCCACGTTCATGTTGCTTTCGGTATATTCCTTCCCGTCAGGCTCATCCGGATCTTTCAGAGCACCACTGAACGCAATCATGATCTCAACATCATCATAGTTGTTGTCACGAAGATATTTCTTAATGGTGTGATAGTAGCGAACTGCAGCGAGACGGGATGCAGTAACAACCATCATTTTGCCCTGACCGCCGATTTTCTTCTTGGTGATATCGCGGAAGGTTTCAACGATAATAGCGGCCTTCTGCTCCAGATTGTGCGGATGCAGTTCCTCATACCGTTTGATGGTCTTAATTGCCTTGGATGTCGGTACATCTGGGTTCTCCGGTGTATTGCTGGCAATCTGATAACACATCTTATAAGTGACATAGTTCGCCAGCACGTCCAAAATAAAGCCTTCTTCAATGGCCTGCTTCATGGAGTAGATATGGAAAGGATGGAAAGACCCATCTGGATATGGTTCACCGAAAATCTCCAGAGTTTTGCCCTTTGGCGTCGCAGTAAACGCAAAGAAGGAAAGATTTCTGTGCCGTCCCTGCGAAAGCATTTCCTGTACAAGAATATCCTTGTTATCGATTTCATCTTCGGCCTTGCCTTCGAGCTCAGCATACTCCTTCAGGGCATCTTCGACATCTGCAAGAGCGGTTTTTAGTTTCATGGCACTCTGACCGGTCTGACTGGAGTGCGCCTCGTCCACAATGATGGCAAAGTGCTTTCCGGCAGTATCTTTTACCTGATCATAGATGACCGGGAACTTCTGCAGTGTGGTGACGATGATACGCTTGCCATCGTTGATCGCATTTTTCAAATCCTGCGATGATTTCTTCTCGTCGATGGTTACGACAGTGCCTATGGTGTGGTCAAAGCTGGAAACGGTAGCTTGCAGCTGCTGATCCAACACGCGGCGGTCGGTAACGATAATGACGCTGTCAAAAATAGCTTCATTATCCTCATTGTGCAGGCTCGCCATGCGGTATGCCGTCCAGGCGATGGAGTTGGACTTGCCACTTCCTGCGCTGTGCTGGATGAGATAGTTATGTCCCGCACCGTTCTCACGCACATGAGCCACCAGTTTTCGGACAACATCCAACTGATGGTAGCGGGGGAAGATGACCTTGGTTTTGGTCTCAATCCGCTGGGAACCATCCGGATTCTTGGTTTTCTTTTCTTCCTTCTGGACATTGATAAACTTCTGGACGATGTCCAGCAGCTTGTCCTTCTGCCAGACTTCTTTCCAGAGGTAGCTGGTCACATAGTCACCATCATCTGTAGGCGGATTGCCTGCACCGCCGTCCCTGCCTGCGCCGTTGCTGCCCTGATTAAAGGGGAGGAACGGCGTTTTATCACGGTCGATAACAGTTGCCACCGCAGCATCATAAAGATCAACAGCAAAGTAGGCCAGAATGCGCTTGTTCTGACCAAAGCACGGTTCCTTGGGATCACGGTTATACATCCACTGGCGTTTGGCATCATCGATGGACTGGCCGGTAAGCTGATTTTTCAGCTCGATTGCCACAATCGGGATACCGTTCAGCGCCAGCATCATATCAACGGTGTTATTGTTCGTTTCTGAATAGTGCCACTGCCGGATGCACTGGCAGATATTCTTTTTATAATTCTCCACCGCCAGTGTGTTCAAGGTAGACTCAGGTGCAAAATAGCAGACGGAGAACTGAACACCACGATGCTTGAATCCGTGGCGTAATACCTCAATCAGACCGACCTGCTGCACAGCACTGTCAAACGCTTTATAGAACTGGCGAACCGGATCGATGTTGCACATCCGCTCAAAACGCCGCCATGCCATCGGCTGACTGCTTTTTACGAAGTCAGTCAGTGTAACGATATCCAGCGCCATACCGCGATACATATCATTGCGATAGCCGGAGTCATCTGCCTTTGTCCATCCGCCTTCCGGTGAGATGAGGAACTTTTCAATTTCACTCTCGAAGTGCTTTTCAGACTCATCCCGGTGAAAAGCATCGTTATAGGCTTTCATACGATCTTGAAATGCCTTGTCAGCCATGATTACACCACCTTTCGCTTGCCAGTGACGGTTTCATAGATAAGGGAACGTTTGTATGATTCAAGGTCTTCAATTAGTGCATATTTTTCAGCAATCAAGGAATCTATAACTTCGCATTGAGAATCCAGAAATGATGATATTTGTTTCTGTTCCTCTAAAGGCGGCAAAACAACCATTACACTTTTTAGATTATCTTTGTTTAGTTTTGGCTGAGCAGTTGTATTGTTTGCCTTTTGCTTTAGTTGTTCACTACTAAAACTTCCAATGAGCGAATAATACGCAAAATGTTGATCCCACTTATTGGGATCCGTCTTAATTAAAAACATATTAGGGCCCAGCGTAGCTAAGAAATTCACCTTAGGCATCTCGACTGCCAAGCCTGCATAGGCACCTACATTGGCAAGAAGTATTTCTCCTCCGAATAGCGAGGATTTGGCTAAATAGTCATATGCATGCTTATCAACATAAACCCCCTCGTTTTCAAAAGCCACTCGCAAATCTGTAAGACGAACAAGTCTTGCATAATCTGGGGAGTCTTTATAGTGTACATTTTTTGCTAAATCGCCAAACGATCCATTCGCTGTGTAGTCAGTCAGAAGATTAAGCAGCCAACGGATGGATGCCACGCTGTATTTCGTCGGAATTTCTCCAAGATTCTCATAGCCACTATCTTTAAATGGCACCTCTGAATTAAGTCCCTTTGTTACAGCATTACTAATTAATGATGACTTCCACCGCGTATATTCTTCAACGCTCGCTTTTTCGTCTTCAATGATGGAATCAATCTGGGAAACCTGATCATCAAGGAAAGCAACGATGCTTTTTTGCTCTTCCATAGGCGGTAATGGTACTCTAATGGTTTTTACTTCATCATAATTTAGTCCCTGCCGTACTCCAGCCCCCATTCCATAAAAGCCTTTGATCAGATCATAGGCATGGATCACATAGTACAAATACTGCGGATTCACCAGAACAGATGGCCTGAGCGTAGTATAGGCAGATGTAATAATACCGCGTTCTTTTGCCTGACCAACACGGAGGCTGGTATGATCATTCTGAAGATCGGTAAGGCGAAGAACAATATCATCTGCCTCAATAATGTTATACCCATCAAAAGACTCCGGCAAAAGACCTTCTGGATTATTGATGTCCTTCCGTTTTATTTTTCCATAGCTCAAGGAAAGCAGATTCTTCTCTGCTAAATCCTTGTTTTTATTTTTCACCTGATCGGCAAGTTGGAACAGAACACGGACACCCCACCCGGTAGGAATATCCTGAATCCAATCTACACCGCTGTTTTTCATCTGCGCATACCGTTCCATCACGATTCCGCCTTTCCGAACAAGGCTTGGAGTTTTTCCATCAATACCTTTTCGTGCTCTTCAATCCTAGCTGCGATATCCGCAGCAGGTTCCAGCACCTTGTACTCATAGAAAGTCCGAGTGAAAGGAATCTCATAACCGACCTTATCCTTGCTGTGGTCGATCCACGCATTTGGACTGTACGGAATAACCTCTCGTTCGAAATATTCATCCATATCTTCATCCAGAGGTACATTCTCTGTATCGCGTTTGGACGGATCCGGCTGCGGCTTTCCTTTCTTCAGAATGGGCTGTCCATCAGGATCAAGGAGCGGGTTCTCGACAGTGATCTTATTATATCCGAGGCTCAACGCAGGGAGAATCTTCGACTTCACGACGAGCTTGTGCCCGCCTTCCGCTGTTGCCTCAAAAGTATCATCACGGTATTCACCGTAAGCCTTTACAATCAGGTCCCGCGCCTCCTGTGTAATGTCGACACGCTTGTTGCCAATAGGCTTACGGCGCGGGACAAAGCACTTGCTGGCATCAATCAGCTGCACGTGCTCCCGGTGGCTCACAGGCTTCTCCTTGGTCACCAGCCAGATATAGGTGGCGATTCCGGTATTGTAGAAGCTGTCATTCGGCAACTGAACAATGGCGTCCAGCCAGTCATTCTCAATGATATAACGGCGGATTTCGCTCGGACCGGAACCAGCATCTCCGGTGAAGAGGCTGGAACCATTCTGGATAATGGCCATACGGCCGGTATCCTTCAGTTTTGCAATGCCATTCATCAGAAACAGCATCTGACCGTCGCTCTTTTGCGGCAGGCCAGGCGCAAATCGACCGCCGTTTCCGAGTTTGTGCTCCGCTTCAACCTTCGATGCTTCCCGCTTCCAATCGATACCAAACGGAGGGTTGGAAATGACGAAGTCAAAAGTCATATCCTTAAACTTATCATCGCTGAGTGTATCACCAAACTGCATATTATCGGGATCGCCGCCACGGATGAGCATGTCGGCTTTTGCAATACCAAAAGTGAAAGGATTAATTTCCTGACCATAGCAGATAAGATTGGCAGCCTTGTCCAGAGCAGAAAGACGTTCCTCCATACAGGTCAGCATCTGGCTGGTGCCCATCGCCATATCGTAGACGGTGTAGATGCGCCCTTCCTCGGCCATGCCCATCCGATCAGTCAGCAAGTCACACATCAGATAGATGATGTCACGGCTGGTGAAGTGAGCGCCTGCTTCCTCATCGTAGGACTCGGAAAAGCGCTGGACGAGGTTTTCAAAGATATATCCCATGTCCACAGCAGAGATCTTCTCTGGACTCATGTCTGCTTTTTCAGTGCAGAAATCACTGATGACCTGATAAAGCAGGCCAGCGTTGGACATGCGCTCCAGCTGGGTAAAGAAATCCATGCGAGCGAGGATATCCATCACGTTATCTGAGAAACCGTTCAGGTAGGCTTCAAAGTTAACCTTGATGTTTTCCGGATCGGCCTTCAGCTTTTCAAAGGTGTATTCACTCGTATTGTAGAAGCGATAGCCGGATGCCTTGCGCAGAAATGCGTCCTTCACAGCGAGGCCTTGGATGCTTTTGAATGTCTCCACAACTTTATCGTGCGTAGGAAGCAGGCAGTCGTGAAAGCGCTTGATTACCACCATTGGAAGGATAACGAGGCCATACTCATGGGGCTTATAAGCACCAAACAGGCTGTTGGCCACATTCCAGATGACGGTAGCTTTCTCTTGTATATTCACACCAACCTGACTAATTTTCTGGTTCGTATCCATTATCTTCATTCTCCCTTTTTTTCTTGATTTGTCTTGTTATTTCATGCATCTTCTCTGTCAGCCGTTCAACCGGCACGCCGATCCGATATACTGTCCCATCCTTTTCGATCCTGTCATGTTCAACATTCAGCAGCATTCTGGCGTGAAGCACATCGTATATGCAGTAAGGCATTTCCTCCAACGAATCCAAAATGCTCATCACCGCAGATGCCATGGCTGCAGGTGGCTTGCTCTCCAACGCAAGGTATGTATTCACTTGCGGTTCATACAGTCGCAGTAAGTCTTTTATGATGTCAAATTCCCAGAGGGCCTCCAGTTGTTCGCCCTCGTCCGCAACATCTGTAAGATACTCCGGCAAGTCATCAACCCAACCGAGAATGTGTTCAATATCCCAACCCGTTGCCATGCTGTGCAGAAGTTCCTGATAAGCATTGTAGGCAGCGCCAAGACGATGTCGCCGTTTCAAAGTGCTTGCCACCTGCTTCTGTTCGTATTCAGACAGATAGCTTTCTGACTTGCTGAGTGTATGGTACCGTTGATGGATGAAACACCGGGAACCGTCCTTCTTGATGACATCTTTGAATGCATCCCGAACAAATCGCTGGATGCATTCCTCTGACAGCATGATTTGGGCATCCGGAAAGGCAGTGGTAACAGCACTGTGGAGCTGCTCATCCGGATCAATAAAAACTTGTTTTACCTTGCCCTTATCCAGTCCGGTGAAGAACACTGCGTAGGCCGATTCGCTAGACTCACTCAGGACATCAATCAGTTTGACAGTATCACCATAAAGGCCCAAAACAACTGGATACGCCGCACTGTAGTAATAAGCGACGAAGATGGTCAGCGCATCCGGAGTTTCGAGCGGAGGCAGCTGTTCCGTCTTCATCCGCAAGCGTCGCCGCATAATAACGCCGACTGATGTTTTTGAAGCAGGTACCCCATATTCTTTGCAGACCTTCTCATAAGTCTGTGTTAGTGTTCCTTCGGCCAGAAGATCAGAGAGCCGATTTGTATAGCGGCATCCCTCTTCTGCAAAATCTATATCTTCGCGAAAAACTCGATTGCAGTTATCACAGCGAAAATATCGCTGATGGAAAATTAGGTCGATTACTTTGCGTTCACTATTCTCGGAAGGGAGGATATCCTTGAACTTCCGGGAACGAATTTTTGTTTCCGTTGTGTTGGATTTTCGGCAGTAAGGACAGACCACCTTCTCTTTGGAGAAGTAGGACTTATGGACGGTGTGGTAGGTGAAGTCGACAGTGTCCCTATCGTCTTCCTCACTCACAACAATAAGCTCCGGAAGGGCGAGCGCATCTGTTCTATCTTGTGAGGCGTAAACCTCTTGAAAGAGCCGCTTACCCATATGTAGACCTCCTCCCAAGTATACATTATTAATTATACCACCAAAAATTGAACGTGACAATGACTTTCTTCTTTCTTTTCTATTTTTCCACCAAAAAATGGACGGTACAATTTTATAGAAAAATAAAAGGATGATATGATGATGCTTGTAAAGGGCGATGAGCGACGAACCTGACATCGCTCATCCACGAAAAAGAGAATCTCAGATTGGAGGCAAACATTATCGAAGAAGTCAGAAACAGCAACGGCAAAAGAGTCTGTGACATCAGCCATGACCGAAGGGTCGTGGAGATTGTCCAGAAGGGCTGTCTTACCCGTATTACAGCCAACCCGGACGGGACACTCAGGGTCGAGAATGTCCCATTACCCAATGCAGCGTAAGTAAATAAACCAGGTAATCCGCCAGAACGCAAGACGGCAGTGCGGGACCTACTATCTCCCCTACGGGAGAGGTGGGTCTCACCCTGCCGTCTTTTCTGTTTTATGCGGATTCAGCGGCTCTGGACGGATTGCGAAATCTGAAAGGAGCCGAACAAATGAAAACCAGTGACAACCAGTACGAGCGCAAGGCTCAGTATAACCCCAACCGCCAGACCTATGTGGATGAGAACGGCAATTATGTGTATCTCATCTGGGATGAGGAAGCTCAGGATTACCGCCGCGAGGTCTGCGTAGTCGGTGACGGCGGAATCTCCCCGGAGCCCCTCACCATGCTGGATGAGATGGATGCCGAGGAGGAGCGTCTCTTGGATGCTGACCGCCACCATGTGGACAAGGTGTTCGCATCCAAAATAGACACCTACTATGCCGACCAGAATGAACACGCCAACAACCCTCTGGAAATGATTCCGCAGCGTCGGCAGCGCACCTTCCAGGATGCTCTTCGTGAAGACCCCCGCATCGCACAGCTCCTAGTAGCAATGGACAAGCTCACCCCAGAACAGGTCGACCTCGTCTATGCCGTTTACGGAGAGATGAAGTTTGGCGCAGATGTGGCCCGTGAGCAAGGGGTTTCCCGCCAGGCCATCAATAACCGTCTCAAGAAGATCCATGCCCGCCTTGCCAAGCTAATGGCGGACTTAGACGAGGCATAAGTACATCACGCCTCCCGGAGGGGGTTGACATTTTTCCCATGTAAGTAGAAGGCGGGTCGCACAGCGAAACCCCAGCCGCCTTCGGGAGGTGAAAAAGGATGTACGAGTCCGAAAACACGATGGTGACCCACGAAGAGGAATTGGTTGAGGTCCTCCTGGATTTCATCATCGTATCCGCAAACCTGGCAAAGAGCATCAACCGCACGATCAAGCAGAAGCAAATCAAGGAAGGAGGCACCGTCAATGGGCAAAATCAGCGAACTGGACATGGCAATCAGGGACCTGCGCAGCGCCGCCGCTACGATTAACGATGTGGCAGATACGCTGGCAGAGGCGTTCAGCACCGAATCATCCGATAATGCCCATGACGCTGCCGCCCCTGCCGAACCCGCACTGACCCTGGAGCAGGTCAGAGCCGTCCTCGCGGACAAGTCCCGAAAGGGTCACACCGCCGAAATTCGTGCTCTGCTCCAGAAGTACGGCGCATCCAAGCTGTCCGGCATTGCCCCCGCCAACTACAAAGCCTTGCTTGCGGATGTGGAGGTGTTGACAGATGCCACCTAAAGGACACGCTATCCTGTCAGCATCCTCATCCGAGCGGTGGCTCCACTGCCCACCCTCCGCAAGGCTGTGTGAAGCCTATGAGGACAAAGGCAGTGACTACGCCGCCGAGGGTACCGATGCCCACGCTCTCTGCGAGTTCCGTCTGAAACAGGCTCTGGGCATTCCGGCGGAGGACCCCATCGAGAACCTCTCCTGGTACAACGAGGAGATGGAAGAATGCGCCGCCGGGTATGCCGCCTATGTGGTGGAACTCCTGGAGACCGCAAAGCAGGCCTGCTCCGACCCAGTGGTCATGATCGAACAGCGGGTGGACTTCTCCCGCTGGGTCAAAGAGGGCTTCGGCACGGCAGACTGCATCCTCATTGCCGATGGCGTCCTCAACATCGTGGACTATAAACACGGCAAAGGTGTAGAGGTCAGCGCCGAAGGCAACACGCAGCTCTCCCTTTACTCCCTAGGTGCCCTAGAAATCTTCGATGGCATTTACGACATCGATACCGTCCGCATGACCATCTTCCAGCCCCGGAAGTCCAACATCAGCGTGGATCAGATGGATAAGGCAGACCTGTACGAATGGGCGGACACCGAACTGACCCAGAAAGCGCAGCTTGCTTACGAAGGCCAAGGCGACTTCAGCTGTGGTGAGTGGTGCCGGTTCTGCAAGGCGAAAGCCGAGTGCAGAGAGCGGGCCACCGCAAACCTGGCTCTTGCCCGGTACGAATTCCAGGCTCCGGCGCTCCTCAATGATGAGGAGATTGCCGACATCCTCGGCAAGGTCGACGCTCTGACCGCCTGGGCATCCGATGTGAAGGAGTACGCCCTTCAGCAGGCAGTCAGCGGTAAGGAATGGACCGGCTGGAAACTGGTCGAGGGCCGTTCCAACCGCAAGTACACCAGTGAAGCCGCCGTTGCCGACGCTGTGGAAAGCGCAGGCTTCGACCCGTATGAGCGAAAAGTCCTCGGTGTCACTGCCATGCAGAAACTGCTGGGCAAGACCCGCTTTGAAGAACTTCTCGCACCCTACATTGAAAAGCCGCAAGGCAAACCGACGCTTGTGCCAGAGAGCGATAAACGTCCGGCAATGAATACCGCAAAAAATGATTTTATGGAGGAATTTTAATATGTTAAACACTGCAAACAGAGTCACCAATCCCATGAAGGTCATCACCGGTCCCGACACCCGTTGGTCTTATGCCAACGTCTGGGAACCCAAGAGCATCAACGGCGGCGCTGCAAAGTACAGCGTCAGCCTTATCATCCCCAAGTCCGACACCAAGACGGTCGCAAAGATCAAGGCGGCGATCGAAGCTGCCTACCAGGAGGGTCAGGCCAAGCTGAAGGGCAACGGTCGTTCCGTTCCTCCTCTCGCCGCCATTAAGAACCCCCTGCGCGATGGTGATGTGGAAAGACCCGATGATCCCGCCTACGCCAATGCTTACTTCGTCAACGCCAACTCTGCCACCGCTCCCGGCATCGTGGACGCAGATCGCAATCCCGTGCTGACCCGTTCCGAGGTCTACTCCGGTGTGTACGGTCGTGCCAGCATCAACTTCTACGCCTTCAACTCCAACGGCAACAAGGGTATTGCCTGCGGTCTGAACAACCTGCAGCTCATCCGTGCCGGAGAACCCCTGGGCGGCAAGGCAAGCGCCGAGTCCGATTTCGCAACTGATGATGACGAGGATTTCCTCGGCTAAGACAAAGGAGGTAAAACACTATGACAACGATTCAGACCATTCTCATCACCGCGCTCCTGTTCGCCTGGCTGTGCATCAGCATCAGCTTCCTGGTGACTGTCATCCAGTCCTTCATCTATGACCGTAAGCGCGAAAAGCGTGAACTGGCCCAGGCTGAACGCGACAAGGAATACCATACCAAGCGTATGGAGGACTTGCTGAACAAGTAAGCATCTCACCCTGTGGGCGGCGGAGCAATCTGCCGCCCTGTTGGGGTGAGCGAAAGGACAATGCTATGAAAACTCTCTCAATTGATATAGAGACCTACAGCGATCAAAACCTCTCCAAGACGGGCGTGTATCGCTATGTGGAGTCTTCCGTATTTGAAATCCTGCTCTTTTCCTACAGCGTGGACGGCGGTCCCGTTCAGCTGGTCGATCTTGCCTGCGGTGAGGAAATTCCCACCGAGGTCATTACGGCACTGACGGACGATTCCGTTATCAAATGGGCATTCAACGCCAACTTTGAACGCGTCTGCCTGTCCCGCTATCTTGGCTACCCCACTGGGGAGTACCTTGATCCAGGCTCCTGGAAATGTTCTATGGTCTGGGCGGCTACGATGGGGTTGCCACTTTCCCTGGAAGGTGTTGGTGCCGTACTGGGATTGGAAAAGCAGAAGCTGACCGAAGGCAAAGATCTCATCAAATACTTCTGCCAGCCCTGTGCGCCGACTAAGGCCAACGGTCAGCGTACCCGCAACCTTCCGGCTCATGCCCCGGACAAATGGCTGGCTTTCAAAAAATACAACATCCGAGATGTGGAGACCGAGAAGTCCATCCAGGCTCGGCTTGCCAAGTATCCCGTGCCGGACAGTGTATGGGACGAATACCACATCGACCAGGAAATCAACGACCGTGGTGTGGCGCTGGATATGGAACTGGTACGGCAGGCCATTCAGATGGATGGGCGTTCCCGCTCCGAACTGACCCAGGCCATGAAGGATCTGACCGCCCTGGAGAACCCCAACTCCGTGCAGCAGATGAAGCAGTGGCTTTCGGATAACGGCATGGAAACCGATACCCTTGGCAAAAAGGCTGTAGCTGAACTGCTGAAGACCGCTCCGCCGGAATTGCAGAAAGTGCTGACCCTCCGACAGCAGCTTGCCAAGTCCTCGGTGAAGAAATACCAAGCAATGGAGACCGCAGTCTGTGCCGATGGCCGCGCAAGGGGTATGTTCCAGTTTTATGGAGCCAACCGCACCGGTCGGTGGGCAGGCCGCATCATTCAGATGCAGAATCTACCCCAGAACCACCTGGATGATCTGACTGAAGCCCGGAGCCTTGTTCGCAGCGGTGATTTTGATGCCGTGGAGATGCTCTATGAGGATGTCCCGGATACGCTGTCCCAGCTGATCCGCACGGCGTTCGTTCCCCAAGATGGCCGAAAGTTTATCGTGGCAGACTTCTCGGCCATTGAAGCCCGGGTCATTGCGTGGCTTGCAGGTGAGACCTGGAGACAGGAGGTTTTTGCGGAAGGCAAAGATATCTACTGCGCTTCGGCATCTCAGATGTTTGGCGTTCCGGTTGAAAAGCACGGCATCAACGGCCATCTCCGGCAGAAAGGCAAAATCGCAGAATTGGCCCTTGGATACGGAGGCTCGGTCGGCGCGCTGAAGGCCATGGGCGCTTTGGAGATGGGGCTGACCGAAGAGGAACTGCCTCCTCTGGTAGACGCCTGGAGGCAAGCCAATCCCAACATCACAAGGCTGTGGTGGGATGTTGACCGCGCAGCTATGGAGGCTGTCCGCTTCAAGCATACCAACGAGACCCACGGCATCACCTTCTCCTGCAAAAGCGGGATGTTGTTCATCACGCTCCCTTCCGGCAGACAGCTTGCCTATGTAAAGCCAAAGATCGGCACCAATAAGTTCGGCGGCGACTGCATCACCTATGAAGGTATCGGCGGCACGAAAAAATGGGAACGGCTGGACAGTTACGGCCCCAAGTTCGTGGAGAACATCGTGCAGGCCACTGCCCGTGACATCCTCTGCTATGCCATGTCCACCCTCCGCTGCTGTTCCATCGTGATGCACATCCACGACGAAGTGGTTATTGAAGCCGACCGCCGGATGTCTCTGCAGGCAGTCTGCGACCAGATGGGGCGAACTCCGCCCTGGGCAAAGGGACTGCAGCTCCGTGCCGATGGCTATGAGACCGATTTTTATAAGAAAGACTAACGAGGTAAATCCCATGAGTATCAACAAATTCAACAGCGAGGGGTATTACGACCCTACCGCTTACGAGGCTATGTCAGCCGTAGAGAAGGAAGAACGGGCACTCCGTGCCTTCCGTCCCATCGTGTACATCTGCTCACCCTATGCCGGAGATGTGGAGAAAAACGTCGCCGCCGCCCAGGGATACAGCCGGTTTGCTGTGGACAAGGGGTATATCCCCATCGCGCCGCATCTGCTGTTCCCGCAGTTTCTCAATGACAGCAATCCCAAGGAGCGTCAGCTGGGGCTGTTCTTCGGAAACGCCCTCATGAGCAAATGCTCCGAGGTCTGGGTTTTTGGCAATACCATCTCTGACGGCATGGAAGCCGAAATCAAAAGAGCCAAGTGGAAGAATTACCACTTGCGTTACTTCACTGAAAACTGCGAGGAGGTAAAGAAATGATGTTCACTCTGTACAGTGCAGATTTTATAGGCGCACCCAGCAACTGTTCCTATCCTCACAAATTTGAAATTTCGGATGCCGCCGCCCTCGCTGATGCGGTCAAGCGAGACTATGTCTGCGCCGAGTATATGAACAACTACCGCAGCGGCGACAACTTCCTCGGCTCTGACTGCCTGCCTGTGGACTGTGACAACGATCACTCCGAAAATCCCGCCGACTGGGTCACCTCGGCAGATGTCCAGGCCGCATTCCCCGGCATTACCTTTGCCGTCCACTACAGCCGGTTCCATATGCGGGAGAAGAACGGCAAGCCCGCCCGTCCCAAGTTCCATGTGCTGTTTCCCATCGAGTACATGACCGATCCGGCAGCCTACAGCGAAATGAAAAAGCTGGTCAACACCATCTTCCCGTACTTTGACACCAAGGCTTTGGACGCCGCCCGGTTCTTCTTCGGCACGGCAGAGCCGCAGGTAGAGATTTTCCCCGGTGAGATGACCTTGAGCGAGTATCTGTCCGCAGAGGATTTTGATGCGGATATGCCCGGCGGCTCCCACGGCGGCACCCAGGTCATTCCCGAAGGAAGCCGTAATGCAACCATGTCCCGCTTTGCCGGTCGCGTCATCAAAAAATACGGAGACAACGACACCGCCTTCCAGTGCTTCATGGAAGAAGCAGAGAAATGTACCCCTCCTCTGGAACAGCAGGAACTGATGACCATCTGGCACAGCGCCCAGAAGTTCTATGCCAAGGTTCAGCAGCAGGACGGCTACGTTCCTCCCGAAGTATACAACGATGATACGTCCTATAAGCCGGAGGACTTCTCTGATGTGGGACAGGCCGAGGTTCTGGCAAAGCACTTCTCCGGGGAACTGCGCTATTCTCCCGCAACCCACTACATCCGCTACAACGGTCGGTACTGGCAGGAAACCGAACCCGGCGCACAGGCCGTCGCCCATGAATTGACCCGCCGACAGATGAAGGAAGCATCCAATGATATGCTCTCCGCATTGGCTTCCCTCAAGGCTTGCGGCGCACAGGATATCTTGGAAAACAACAGCAAGGCCAAGGCTGAGGGTATGATGAGCGACGAACAGCTGGAAGCGTATAGAGCATTCCTGGCCGCAAAGGCGTATCAGTCCTATGTCATTCAGCGCCGTGCGTCCAAGAATATCACCGCCACGCTGAAGGAGTCCCGCCCTATGTTGGAAATCACGCCGCAGGATCTGGATGCCAACCCTTACTTGCTCTGTACCCCAGATGCTACCTATGACCTCCGCCTGGGCATGGCGTGTGCCAGGGAGCATTCCCCGGAGGACTTCATCACCAAGACCACAACTGTCTCTCCCGGAGACCGTGGCAAGCAGGTCTGGCTCGACTGCCTGGATACCATCTTCTGCGGGGACCAGGAACTCATTGATTATGTGCAGTTGATTTGCGGCTTGGCGGCAATTGGCAAGGTTCAGGTCGAAGCCCTCATCATTGCATACGGCTGCGGCCGCAACGGCAAGTCCACCTTCTGGAACTCCATCTCCCGAGTTCTGGGTCTGTACAGTGGTAATATCTCCGCCGATACGCTGACCTTCGGATGCCACCGGAATGTGAAGCCGGAGATGGCCGAGGTCAAAGGCAAGCGTCTGCTCATTGCCGCCGAGATGCAGGAAGGCGCTCGGCTGAACGATTCCACCGTCAAGCAGCTCTGCTCCACCGATGACATCTTTGCGGAGAAAAAGTACAAAGACCCCTTCAGCTTTTCTCCCAGCCACAGCCTGGTACTTTACACCAACCATCTCCCGAAGGTCAGTGCATCCGATGATGGCACCTGGCGTCGTCTGATCGTTATCCCGTTCAATGCCAAGATTGAGGGCAAGAGTGACATCAAGAACTACGGCGACTACCTGTATCAGAATGCCGCTGAGAGCATTCTTGCCTGGGTCATCGAGGGTGCCAAAAAGGTCATCGACCTGGGCTACAAGCTCCCGGTTCCGGTTATCGTGCAGAAAGCCATCGATGACTACCGCAGCCAGAATGACTGGTTCGGCAACTTCCTCGATGAGAAGTGCGAGGTCGGCAGCGGCTACAAAGAGAGTTCCAATGCTCTGTACCAGGCATATCGCAATCATTGCATTGATACCAACGAGTATGTCCGCAGCACCGCAGATTTTTATACAGCCCTTGAGGGCGCGGGGTTTGACCGCATTAAGGTCAAAAACAAGCGTTTTATCAAGGGTGTGCGGCTGAAAGCGGATGACGCGGACGGCGAGGATTTCCTCAGCTGACAGACCTATGGGTTAACCTCTATTAAGGTCATTTACAAAAAAGTCTCTTGGGGGAAATTTCAAGAAAAAACCATAAGAAAAAGTCTTGTAAATGACATTCAACGAGGTTAACCCAGACCATAAATCTCAACAGGAGAACACATTATGAGAGAAAAAACGATCGAGCGAAAATTAACACTGATGGTAAAAAAGCAGGGCGGCATCTGCCCGAAGTTCGTTTCTCCAGGATTTGATGGGATGCCCGACCGAATCGTTCTTCTGCCAGGGGGCCATATGGCTTTTGTGGAAGTAAAGGCCCCTGGGAAAAAGCCCAGAGCATTGCAGACCTCCCGCCACACGCTTCTGCGGAGGTTGGGGTTCCGGGTCTATGTCCTGGATAACGAAGAACAGATTGGAGGTATCCTTGATGAGATACGCACCGCATGACTACCAGGCTTACGCCATCGACTACATTGAAACCCATCCCATTGCCACCGTCTTTCTGGACATGGGTCTCGGCAAAACGAGCATCACCCTTACCGCCATCAATGACCTGCTGTTTGACAGCTTCGAGGTTCACCGGGTTCTGGTGATTGCACCGCTGCGTGTGGCACGGGACACATGGACGGCTGAAGTGGATAAGTGGGATCACCTTCAGAACCTCATCTGCTCCGTGGCTGTCGGCACAGAGGCAGAACGCAAAGCAGCCCTCATGCGACCTGCCGATATTTACATCATCAATCGGGAAAATGTCCAGTGGCTCGTGGAGGAAAGCGGTATCCCGTTCACATTCGATATGATCGTGATTGACGAACTGTCCTCTTTCAAGAACCACAACACCAAGCGGTTCAAGGCCATGCTGAAAGTCAGACCCAGGGTCAGCCGCATCGTAGGACTGACCGGCACTCCTGCCTCCAACGGTCTGATGGATCTGTGGGCGGAGTTCCGCATCCTGGACATGGGTCAGCGGTTAGGTCGGTTCATTACCAAATACCGCACCGACTACTTTATGCCGGACAAGCGAAACGGGCAGATCATCTACTCCTATAAGCCCCTGCCGTATGCGGAGGACGCCATCTACAGGCAGATTTCCGACATAACCATTTCCATGAAGTCCGCCGACCATCTACAAATGCCGGAATTGGTCAGCAGCGAATACGCGGTTCACCTTTCCGATGAGGAAAAGCAGAAATATTCCGACCTGAAGCAGGAGCTTGTTCTGTCCCTGGGTGATGCCGAAATCACCGCAGCCAACGCAGCGTCACTCTCCGGCAAGCTGAGCCAGATGGCAAACGGTGCTGTCTACGATGACAACGGCGAGGTCATCCGAATCCATGACCGCAAGCTGGACGCTTTGGAGGATATCATCGAAGCGGCAAACGGCAAGCCTGTCCTGGTGGCTTACTGGTTCAAGCATGACCTCATCCGCATTTCGGAGCGGCTGAAAAAACTGCATATTCCGTTCTCCCGCCTGGATGACTCCGACAGCATTCGCAGATGGAACAGCGGTGAAATCCCGGTGGCGCTGATCCACCCCGCATCGGCAGGACATGGACTCAACCTTCAATCCGGCGGCTCCACGCTGGTGTGGTTCGGACTTACCTGGAGTCTGGAACTGTATCAGCAGACCGTTGCCCGTCTCTGGCGGCAGGGGCAGACCGCTGAAACCGTGGTGGTTCAGCACATTATTACAAAGGGCACCATTGACGACCGCATCATGAAAGCCCTCTCCCAAAAGGAGCATACACAGACGGCACTGATCGATGCCGTGAAAGCGGACTTGAAAATCTGAGACAATCTTAGATAACATACAACAATCCGTGCCAATCCGAGGATTACAAAATATCGGAGGTACGAATATGGAACCTTATCAGGCATTAGCCAACGCCATTGTAGAACTGGCCGTAAAAGATTACCAGACCGCCCTGAAATACCACTACCGCCACCCGGACAAAAAAGAATACGCTGACGCGGTGGACAGCCTGGAACAGTTCTTCCGTTCCGGCTGGTACGGGATGCTGACCGACCTCGACGGCGAATATCTCATGACCGCCGTCCGCCGTATGGTGCGCGAGGAGGTGGCGGCATGAACGCAAAGGATTTTCTGAATCAGGCCTATCTTCTGGATCAGCAGATCAAAAGCAAATCCGAGCAGATACAGTCGCTGAACGAACTCGCCACCAGCTGTACGGCCACCATGACTGGGATGCCCCACAACCCCAATCGCGGCACTTCCCGGATGGCAGATGCCGTCTGCAAGATCATCGACCTGCAGAACGAGATCGCATCGGACATGGATCGTCTGGTTCAGATCAAAAAGGACATCGTGGATGTGATTGGCAGGGTCGAGGATGTGGAACTGCGCATTCTGCTGGAACAGCGGTATCTGTGCGGTGCGACATGGGAAGAGATTACCATGAATCTTTACCATAACCGCCGCTGGATCTTCCGGCTGCACGATAAAGCCCTGGACGCAGTGCAGAAGATTCTTGACGACAGTGAAATAAGCCACGAAAAGCCACTATAATGCACATCCGCTTTGTGATATCATTATAATGCGAAGAAAATGCAGAGAGCCTCATGGGAGCAATCCCGTGGGGCTTTTCTCATGCCTGGATGGAGGTGAACAGATGCCGAGAAAACCAAAGCGCCCCTGCTCCTATTCTGGCTGCCCCAAGTTGACAGACGGCAGATTTTGTGAGGAACACGCCAAGCTGGAAGCCCAGCGGTATGAAAAATATGACCGTGCCCCGGAAACCAAGCGCCGGTACGGTCGAGCCTGGAAGCGCATCCGTGACAGTTATGCCGCAGCCCATCCGCTGTGCGAACTGTGTCTGAAGGAAGGCCGCTATGTCAAGACGGAGGAAATTCACCACATCAAACCGCTGTCGGAAGGCGGCACACACGCACGGGAGAATCTGATCGCCCTTTGCAAGCCGTGCCATGCCAGAATCCACGCGGAGCGCGGTGACAGATGGCACAACCGGTGACCCCAGGGGCGGGTCAAATCTCTACGGCCTTTCTCCTGGGGAACGGGCGTGGGGTCTCGTGCGCGAAATCGCATAAGTTTTCGGGGGAATAGCCCCGGCAGGAAGGCAGGTGAAGGAAATGGGCCAGCGAGGACCCAAACCAGGCACCGGAGGCAGACCGAAAAAGGCCATTGCGGACAAGATTGCTGACGGCAATCCCGGCAGACGATCGCTGACTGTTATCGACTTTGGTGACAGCGCGGCTGACCTTGAGGGTCAGGAGATGCCGAAGCCGTCTGAGTTTCTGTCTGCCCGGCAGAAAGACGGTTCGACTCTCTGTGCCGCAGAAATCTATGAAAATGTGTGGAAGTGGCTGGCAGAGCGCGGCTGTGCGGCGCTTGTTTCACCACAGCTCATTGAACGCTATGCCATGGCCAGCGCCCGGTGGATTCAGTGCGAGTCCATCACCAGCGAACTGGGCTTTCTGGCAAAGCACCCTACCACTGGGGCGGCGATCCAGTCTCCCTATGTGGCGATTGCGGACAAATACATGACCCAGGCAAACCGCCTGTGGTCGGAAATCTATCAGATCGTTCGGGAGAACTGTACCGGAGAATACGGCGGTGCCAATCCCCAGGACGATGTCATGGAACGATTGCTTCGCGCAAGGAAAGGAACGATGTGAATGTTTGAGAAAGTGAACCCTTCCCACCCGGACAAGCTGGCCGACCGCATCGCCGGTGCCCTGGTGGATTACGCATACGCCAAAGAGCATGATCCCAGGATCGCTGTGGAAGTTCTGCTCGGCCACGGAAAATGCCATATCATTGCGGAAACCTCAGTGCATATCCCCACGGATGTCGTGGTGGCTGCGGTCTACCGCATTGCCGGATGGCATGAGGTGGATTATGTAGAAGTGCCGCAGGATGCCCATCTTTCTGAGAACCAGGCGGACGGCATCCGATGCGGCGATAACGGCATCTTTAAGGGAATGCCCGTGACCGAGGAGCAGAAAACCCTCTCTCACATTGCCCATACCATCTACGATGAATATGGGTCCGACGGCAAGTACATTCTGGACGATATCCGCCTGATTGTCTGTCAGAGCAACGCAGACGCGGATGAGCTGGAGTGTTGGTATCCCGGCGCTGAGATCAACCCTCTCGGCGACTGGACCGGCGGCACCAATGTGGACACCGGAGCCACCAACCGGAAGCTGGGCAGCGACATGGCTGACAGTGTGACCGGCGGCGGTCTGCACGGCAAGGATCTGTCCAAAGCGGATGTGTCCGTCAACATCTATGCATGGCTGCTGGCTCAGAAAACCGGGAAGCCTGTGGAACTCTGCTGCGCCATCGGCGATGAGACAGTCGGCGGGATTCCGTATCCTGAGATTGTGGAAACAGCAAGAGAATACATCCGCTCTGTGGGCGGTTTCGAGGCTTTTGCTGAGTGGGGTATGGTATGAACATTGAGAAGAAAAATGTGAAAGACCTGCTCCCGGCTGACTATAACCCCCGCAAAGACCTGAAGCCCGGTGATCCGGAATACGAAAAGCTGAAACGCTCCATTGAACAATTCGGCTATGTGGAGCCGGTTATCTGGAATAAAGCCACCGGGCGCGTGGTCGGCGGTCACCAGCGGCTGAAAGTCCTGATCGACATGGGCATCTCCGAGGCGGAGTGCGTGGTGGTGGAACTGGATGAGGAAAAAGAAAAAGCCCTCAACATCGCTCTCAACAAAATCTCCGGCGACTGGGATAAGGACAAGCTGGCTCTTCTGATCGCCGATCTGCAGGGTGCGGATTTTGATGTATCCCTTACCGGTTTTGAGCCTGCCGAGATCGATGCGCTCTTCAAGGACACCCTGAAGGATGGTGTCAAAGAGGATGATTTCGATGTCGACGCGGAACTTCAGAAACCCTCCATCACCAAGCCGGGTGATGTGTGGATGCTGGGCCACCACCGCCTGGTCTGCGGGGACGCTACCCGCGCAGAAACCTACGAAACCCTGATGGGCGATACCAAAGCAAATCTCATCGTCACCGATCCTCCCTATAATGTGAACTACGAAGGTTCCGCTGGGAAGATCAAAAACGACAACATGGCATCCGAAAAGTTCTATCAGTTTCTTCTGGATGCTTTCACCTGTATGGAGCAGGCGCTGGCGGATGATGGCAGCATCTATGTGTTCCATGCGGACACCGAGGGGTTGAATTTCCGCAGGGCGTTTGCCGATGCGGGTTTCTACCTCTCCGGCTGCTGTATCTGGAAGAAGCAGTCCCTGGTGCTGGGGCGCTCTCCCTACCAGTGGCAGCATGAACCTGTGTTATACGGCTGGAAGAAAAAAGGCAAGCACCAATGGTACACTGGACGCAAAGAATCCACTATCTGGGAGTTCGATAAGCCCAAGAAGAACGGCGACCATCCGACCATGAAGCCCATCCCGCTCCTGGCCTATCCCATCATGAATTCTTCCATGAGCAACGCTATCGTGCTGGACCCCTTCGGCGGTTCCGGCAGTACGCTGATCGCCTGTGAACAGACAGACCGCATCTGCCGCACCATTGAATTGGATGAGAAGTTCTGCGATGTCATTGTGAAGCGGTACATCGAGCAGGTCGGCAGCGCCGATGCAGTCTCTGTTCAGCGGGATGGCCTGACTTATCGATACGATGAAGTCGCCTTGGAATTCTCTATGGCATAATTGGTAATTTACACTGCTCTCAAGGCCTATCTTTGTCAGATTTATGCCTCCGAAATAACTTGATAATCTGTGCTTTCAGAGCGAATATGTGACTACCAAAAACAAAGGAGGATTCCCATATGGAACTTAAATTCAACGTTACCGGAACCCAGCGGAAAGAGATGGTCAGCATCATTTCCGACACGGTCCACATGAAGGCAGTCTACAAATTCATGCCCACCTGCGCATACGTCATCGATAACATGACGGTCAGCAAGGAAGGCACCCTGCTCTGGGATGAACGCACATCGCGGGAAACCATTGATGCGGTTCTGGCCGCCCTGACCGCCGCAGGTTTTCACTATGAAGGCGAGAAACAGGAGCCGGAACAGCCTGCTGCCGATGAGTCAGGTTTGACAGTCTCCCTGCCTAAAGATGGCTTCTCAGATACGGCGCTGGAAAATCTAAACCATCTGCTGGATGCAAAGGGAACGCTCGTCAAGAAAGCCTTTGGCATCGAAGCCCTGCCGCTGGAGATTACCGACGAGCGGGTTTCCTTCCCCTGGTTTCACCGGGACCTCACCCCGGATGAGGTGCAGACCTATATGAGTTTCATTGCCAACCTCTGTGCAATGGCTAAGAACGCCAAGCGGATCGCGGCTACGGAAAAGCCGGTGGACAACGAGAAGTACGCTTTCCGCTGCTTCCTTCTCCGCCTGGGCTTCATCGGAAGCGAATACAAAACCCAGCGGAAGATTCTGCTCCGCAACCTGACCGGATCGAGCGCCTTCAGGTCCGGCACTAAGAAGGAGGTGGCGGATGATGCGATTTCCGAGTAAGGCTGTTGTCGAGGTGCTTCGCCGCCAGTATCCGGTTGGCACCCGGGTGGAATTGGTGCGGATGGACGATCCGCAAGCCCCTCCCATCGGCACAAAGGGCACTGTTAGAGGTGTCGATGACATTGGCAGCATCATGGTTGCCTGGGACAACGGGTGCGGCTTGAGTGTGGCCTATGGCGCTGACATTTGCAGAAAGGTTGGTGACGCGGATGCCCAATGATATTCTGGAAGATCTGTTCTACGGCAAAATCAACCCCTGGGAAGACTGCCCCGGAAACATAGAGGAATTCCACGGCCTGAACCAGAAAATGAGTCAGCTCAGCGCTATCCTTGAGGAGCGGCTAGACAAGGAAACCCGATCCTTACTCGATCAGTACCTCTCCAACCGCGCCGATATGGAGACACTGCTTTCCTGTGACAGCTTCAAGACGGGGTTCCGACTCGGTATTCGGATCATGATGGCAGTGTACAAAGAGCCGTAATATACACAGTTTTCTGTCGGATAGTTTGGTACATATATGGCTTCAAATTGACTTGCTATTATGCGGATTCAGAGCGAATATGTGTACACCGAAAGGGACACATCAACTTTAGGAGGAACCACCATGAAAGTATCCGAAATGAGCGCCCGCCAGAAGAAAGCCTTTTACAACATCAAGTACGCTGCCTACTGGCACATCGGATGCCTTGAGAACACCCTCATGGACAATGCCGAGGACAGCGACGAGTACCGTGCAGCCAAGGCCGAGCTTGCCGATCACGACGGCCTGGTCGCCACGATCTACGAAATGGCCACCACCGAGATCTACCAAGAGGGAGCCTGCTGCTTCAACAGCGCAGCCGCCAGCTATCTCAAGGACATCCGCTTCTGCGGAAAGGCCTGGCTCATGGAGCGGGTTGAGGCCAGGGTTCGCAAAGAAGGCTACTAAGTCACACCCGACCCACAGGGATGGAGCCGCGAGGCTCTGTTCCTCGTTATTCAGAAGTCGCTTCGGCGGCTATTTTTTATGCTCATTTTTAGGAGGTGACCCCATGCGGAAGCTGAAGAAATACAGTCCGACCCCTTTCATGGCAGAGGGGTCGCATTATGACAAAGCGGCAGCTGACTATGCGGTGATGTTCATCGAAAGTCTCTGCCACACCAAGGGCACCTGGGCCCGAAAGCCCTTTGAACTTATCGACTGGCAGGAGCAGATCATCCGGGACATCTTCGGAACGCTGAAGCCCAACGGATATCGCCAGTTCAATACCGCATACATCGAAATTCCCAAGAAACAGGGCAAATCCGAGCTGGCCGCTGCGGTGGCCCTGCTTCTGACCTGTGGGGACGGTGAAGAAAGGGCCGAGGTCTACGGATGTGCCGCTGACCGCCAGCAGGCATCCATCGTGTTCAATGTGGCTGCTGATATGGTACGGATGTGCCCGGCGCTTAATAAGCGAGTCAAAATTCTCGACTCCCAGAAGCGCATTATCTACCAGCCCACCGGGAGTATCTACCAGGTGCTGTCCGCTGACGTGGGCAACAAGCACGGCTTCAATACCCATGGCGTGGTGTTTGACGAACTCCACACTCAGCCCAACCGCAAGCTGTACGATGTCATGACCAAAGGCTCCGGCGATGCTCGGATGCAGCCGCTGTATTTCCTCATCACCACCGCCGGGAACGATACGAACTCCATCTGCTATGAAGTCCACCAGAAGGCAAAGGACATTCTGGAAGGCCGCAAAACCGATCACACCTTCTACCCGGTGATTTACGGCGCGGATGAGGGTGATGATTGGACAGATCCGGAGGTTTGGAAAAAAGCCAACCCCTCCCTGGGCATCACGGTGGGCATCGACAAGGTACAGGACGCCTGCGAATCGGCAAAGCAAAATCCCGGCGAGGAGAACGCCTTTCGCCAGCTGCGTCTGAACCAGTGGGTCAAACAGGCGATCCGCTGGATGCCCATGGACAAGTGGGACAAATGCGCGTTCCCGGTCAATGAGGATGATCTGGAAGGCCGGGTTTGTTACGGCGGTCTGGATTTGTCTTCCACCACGGATATCACGGCCTTCGTACTGGTGTTCCCGCCGCAGGATGAGAACGATAAGTATATTGTGCTTCCGTACTTCTGGATACCGGAGGACAACCTCGATCTCCGTGTCCGGCGCGACCATGTGCCTTATGATGTCTGGGAGCGCCAGGGCACGCTGCAGACCACCGAGGGCAATGTGGTTCACTACGCCTACATTGAGAAATTTATCGAGCGGCTGGGCGAACGCTACAACATTCGGGAGATTGCCTTTGACCGCTGGGGCGCTGTGCAGATGGTGCAGAACCTGGAGGGCATGGGCTTTACGGTGGTGCCATTCGGGCAGGGCTTCAAAGATATGAGTCCTCCCACCAAGGAACTGATGAAGCTGGTGCTGGAGGAGAAAATCGCCCATGGTGGTCATCCGGTGCTGCGCTGGATGATGGACAACATCTTCATCCGCACCGACCCAGCTGGCAACATCAAACCGGACAAGGAAAAGTCCACAGAAAAGATCGACGGCGCGGTGGCCACCATTATGGCGCTGGATCGTGCAATCCGCTGTGGCAATGACACGGGTGCTTCCGTCTACGATGGCCGAGGCATCCTTTTTATATGAAGGGAGTGATTTCCTATGGGCATTTTATCCGGACTATTCCGTTCCCGGGATAAGCCTACCAACAGTACCAATGGCAGCGGCTACCGCTTCTTTCTCGGCCAATCCACCTCGGGCAAGCCAGTGAATGAACGCTCCGCCATGCAGATGACTGCTGTCTACGCCTGTGTGCGAATCCTGTCTGAGGCGATTGCCGGATTGCCCGTGCATTTGTATCAGTACCAGGAGGACGGCAGCAAAGAAAAAGCACTGAAGCATCCGCTGTACCGCATTCTCCATGATGAGCCGAACCCGGAGATGACCAGCTTTGTGTTTCGGGAAACCGCCATGTCCCATCTGCTGCTGTGGGGTAACTCCTACTCCCAGATCATCCGAAACGGCATAGGCGAGGTCGTTGCACTGTATCCGCTGATGCCCAACCGCATGACCGTTGACCGGGACGATATGGGCCACCTCTACTACCAGTACCAGGTGCAGGATTCTGATGCGCCGACCATGAAGGACGGCACAGTGATTCTGAGGCCCTCCGATGTGCTGCATATTCCGGGCCTAGGCTTCGACGGACTGGTCGGATACAGCCCCATTGCCATGGCTAAGAATGCCATCGGTATGGCAATTGCCTGCGAGGAGTATGGAGCCAAGTTCTTCGCCAACGGCGCGACTCCCGGTGGTATTCTGGAGCATCCAGGGACCGTTAAGGACCCTGCCCGTGTCCGGGACAGCTGGAACGCGGCCTTCGGGGGCAGCGGCAACGCCAATAAGGTGGCTGTGCTGGAGGAAGGCATGAAATACACGCCCATCTCCATCTCCCCGGAGCAGGCGCAGTTCCTCGAAACCAGAAAATTTCAGATTGACGAAATCGCTCGGATTTTCCGGGTCCCGCCCCACATGGTCGGTGATCTGGAGAAGTCGAGCTTTTCTAATATTGAGCAGCAGTCGCTGGAATTCGTGAAATACACGCTGGAGCCGTGGATCGTGCGCTGGGAGCAGGCCATCAACCGGGCACTGCTTTCGGAGAAAGAAAAGGAATCGTATTTCGTGAAGTTCAACGTGGACGGACTGCTGCGCGGTGACTATCAGAGCCGGATGAACGGCTACGCCACCGCCAGACAGAACGGCTGGATGTCCGCCAACGACATCCGGGAACTGGAAAACCTGGACCGCATTCCTGCCGAACTCGGCGGTGACCTGTATCTCATCAATGGGAATATGACCAAGCTGCAGGATGCGGGCATCTTCGCGGGAAAGGAGGAAACCGAAAATGAAGAAGTTTTGGAACTGGACGAATCAGGCCCCGACGGAGACGGAACCGGAGCAGCGGATTCTCACGCTGAACGGCACCATCGCCGAGGAAAGCTGGTTTGACGATGATATCACGCCCCAGCTATTCCGGGAGGAACTGAATGCCGGGAGCGGCGACATCACGGTCTGGATCAACAGCCCCGGCGGCGACTGTGTGGCTGCGGCCCAGATCTACAATATGCTCATGGATTACAGAGGCAGCGTGACCGTTAAGATTGACGGCATCGCTGCCTCTGCCGCTTCTGTCATTGCCATGGCAGGCACCAAAGTGCTGGTATCCCCGGTGTCGATGCTGATGATCCACAACCCGGCCACCATCGCGTCCGGCGATGCCGCAGAAATGCAGAAAGCCATCGCCATGCTGGACGAGGTCAAGGAATCCATCATCAACGCCTATGAAATCAAGACCGGCATGAGCCGTGCCAAGCTGTCCCGCCTCATGGACGCGGAAACCTGGATGGACGCCCACACGGCGGTCGATCTGGGTTTTGCCGATGAGATCATAGCCCGTCCGGCAGACGCTGGCGCGGAAAATCACGCTGCCGGGCCGATACTGTTCTCCCGGGCGGCTGTCACCAACCACCTGATGGACAAGCTGGCGGCAAAGTGCCGCATCGAAAAGAACCCCACCAAACCGGAACGCTCCGTGGACGATCTCATGGAGCGGCTCAATCTGATGAAACATTAAGGAGGATTTTGATTATGACGATTCAGGAACTGCGCGAGAAGCGCAACACCGCATGGAATGCCGCCAAGGCGTTTCTGGAATCTCACCGCACCGAGAAGGGCACCCTGACCGCCGAGGACGATGCCACTTATACCCGCATGGAGCAGGACATCGCCGATCTCGGCAAGGAAATCGCACGTCTGGAACGCCAGGAGGCGCTGGATGCGGAACTCAGCAAGCCTGTGGGTACGCCCCTCACTTCTAAGCCCGCCACCGGAAAGCAGCCGGAGGTCAAGACCGGTCGTGCATCCGATGAATACCGCAAGGGAATGCTGACCGCCCTGCGCACCAACTTCCGTCAGGTCAGCAACGTTCTGCAGGAAGGCGTGGATGCCGATGGCGGCTACCTCGTGCCCGAGGAGTATGACCGCCGCCTGATTCAGACCCTGTCTGAGGAGAACATCATGCGCCGCCTGGGCCATGTGATCACCACTTCCGGTGAGCACAAGATCAATATCGCGGCCACTAAGCCTGCCGCCGCATGGATCGAGGAAGGCGGTGCGCTCCAGTTCTCCGATGCCACCTTTGCACAGATCCTTCTGGATGCCCACAAGCTGCACGTTGCTATTAAGGTGACCGAGGAACTGCTCTACGACAGTGCTTTCAATCTGGAAAGCTACATCATCGAGCAGTTCGGCAAGGCACTGGCCAATGCCGAGGAGGATGCCTTCCTCAACGGCACCGGCGTTGGTCAGCCCCTGGGCCTGTTCGCAGAAGTCGGCGGCGGTCATGTAGCCGGTACGCTTTCTGCCGCACTGAAGGCAGACGATGTGCTGGGCCTTATCTATGAACTCAAGCGCCCCTATCGCAAGAATGCGTCTTTCATCATGAACGACAAGACTGTGGCGCAGATCCGCAAGTTTAAGGACAACAACGGAGCCTACCTCTGGCAGCCGTCCTATCAGGCGGGTGAGCCGGACCGCATTCTGGGCTACAGCGTTCACACCTCCGGGTATGTGCCGGAGAACGCCATCGCCTTTGGCGACTACAGCTACTACAACATCGGCGACCGTGGCACCCGTTCCTTCAAGCAGCTGACCGAACTGTTCGCCGGGAACGGCATGATTGGCTATGTTGCCAAGGAACGTGTGGACGGCAAGCTGATCCTTCCCGAGGCGGTACAGATTCTGAAGCTAAAGACCGAGTGATCCTGATTACGGCGGTGCCGCTCTCACGGGTGGTACCGCCAATCTTTTGTGACCGAGGTGGTGACGAGATATGATTGTGTCCCTGGAAGAAATGAAGCAGTATCTCCGGGTGGATTTTGACGATGATGATTCTATCATTACGGCACTGATCACCGGAGCGGAAAAGCTGTGTTCTGACATTCTCCGTGCAGACAGCACTGACGCGCTGACCCAGGTAGAAAACGGCAGGGTGGCGGTCATGTACACGGTGGCCTATTTCTACGAACACCGGGAGGAAGCCGACCATCACGCTCTGACCCTGACCCTCCGTTCTCTGCTTTTCGGTTCACGGAAGGAGACCTTCTGATGAAGATTGAACTGCTGAATGTCCGTATCTACCTCAATAAAAACACGGTGACGGTGGATTCCATCGGCAATCACAAAAACGAGTGGCAGCCCTACTACACCTGCTATGCCACGGTCAGTGCCGAGGGCGGCAAGGAAATGACCGATGCCGGGATGGTGGTGGATGATTCCACCATTGACTTCACCATCCGCTGGTGTGCTCAGTCCGCGGCAATCACCTCCACGGGCTATCGGGTGCAGTTTCAGGATGAACTTTACGACATTCTTTCAGTCGATCACATGAATTTCAAGCGCAAGGGCATCAAGCTGCACTGCCGGAAAGTGAGACGATGATATGGCAAATACGAAGATTTCCATTGATTCGCTCTCCGAAACCGTCATGAAGGAACTGAACGAGTATGCCGATGTAGCCTGTGATGAGATGAAGGAAGCGGTGAAAAGTTCCAGTACGTTGGTGAAGAACCAGATTAAGGCCACCGCTCCCAGAGCGACCGGAGCCTATGCGAAAAGCTGGTCTACTAAGAACACCAGGGAAACCGCGCATTCGCTGGAGGTGACCGTGTATTCCCGCAACCGCTACCAGCTGGCGCATCTGCTGGAACACGGTCATGCCAAGCGCGGCGGTGGCAGGGTTCTGGGCAAAAGCCACATCGCCCCGGCTGAACAGGCTGGCATCGACCAGCTGGAGAAAGACATCGAAAGGAGCCTGCGGCATGGATAAGCTGATCCAAATGCTGACGGAATCCGGGCTGCCCTTTGCCTATAACCACTTTGCGGAGGGCGAGTCACCGGAACCGCCATTTCTCTGTTATCTGCTTCCGGGCAGCGACAACTTCGCCGCTGACGGAGCAGTCTACTATAAAATTTCCGAAGTTCATATCGAACTGTACACCGATTGTAAGGACTTGTCGGTGGAACGGCAGCTGGAAGCTGTGCTGGACAGGCACGGCATTTTTTATGAGAAAACCGAAACCTGGATTGAGAGCGAACGGCTCTACGAAGTCCTGTATTACTTTGAAATGGAGGTTTGACCGCTATGAGCAATAAAGTCAAATATAATCTGAAAAATGTCCATGCCGCCAAGCTGACGGAATCCGTGGTGGACGGGGTGACTTCCTTCTCTTACGACACCCCCAAGGCCATCCCCGGTGCGGTCAGCATCAGCCTGGACGCGGAGGGTGATTCCTCTCCCTTCTATGCGGACGGCATCGTGTATTTCCGCACCAGTTCCAACAACGGTTACAGCGGCGATCTGGAAATGGCCCTCATCCCGGAGTGGTTCCGCACCGAAATCCTGCGGGAAAAGCTGGACAACAAGGGTGTGCTGGTGGAGAAGTCCGATGTCACCGAGACAGAGAAGTTTGCCCTGCTCTTTGAGTTTGACGGCGATGTGAAGGCCATCCGTCATGTGCTGTACAACTGCAGCGCATCCCGTCCTTCCATCGAGTCCAAGACTAAGGAGGACACCATTGAGCCAGGTACTGAAACCCTGTCCCTGACCGCCGATCCCCGCAGCGATGGGCTGGTCAAGAGCCGTACTGGCGATACCACCGACAAGGCCACCTATGACAGCTGGTACCAGACCGTGTATATCCCGGACGAAACGGAGGGTTAATCTATGCTGGAGAAAACGATCACAGTCGGCGATAAACAGGTGAAATTCCGTTCCTCGGCAACGATTCCCCGCCTGTACCGCATCAAGTTCAAGAGAGACATTTTCAAGGATCTGTCCCGTTTGGAATCTTCCTACAGCAAGAAGAAAAACGAGGATGGGTCCTTCGCCATTGAGGATCTGGAGATCTTCGAGAATGTGGCCTACATCATGGCCTACCATGCCGACCACACCATCCCGGACAACATTGACGACTGGCTCGATCAGTTTGAAATGTTCTCCATCTATGAGGTGCTGCCGGAGATTCTGGAACTGTGGGGTTCCAATCTTGTGACCGATGTGGCTTCTAAAAAAAACTCCAGCGCAGCAGCCGTGAAATGACCACGGCTCTGTTCCTCCTGCGATGCACCGAGATTGGCATTTCCATCGCTGACCTTGACCTTCTCACCATCGGGCTTGTGATGGATATGTGGACGGAAAAAGGCAACGATGGCGCGACCTACGATAAAGTCGCATCGCAGGAGGATTTTGACCGGTTCTAATGGTGGAAGTGTTCATAATTCCGTGCTATAATTACCTCGATAAATCGGAATTTGACGAGGTGTTTCAATGGTTAGAATAGCAATAAATGAAGACAGTCGTGTTTTAGCAGAAATGGCTGTTCAAATGTGGGATAGTCATACTGTTGATGAATTAGAAGCAGAGTTTGTTGAAACACTTAATGACAAGCAATCTGCATTTTTTATCAAGTATATAAATGATTTACCCGTAGGATTTGCACAATGCGGTTTGAGAACTGACTATGTTGAAGGCACAGAAAGCTCTCCTGTGGGTTACTTGGAAGGCATTTTCGTAAAAGAAGAATACCGAAAGAACGGATATGCAAAAGAACTCCTTTTTGCTTGTGAAATTTGGGCAAAAGAAAGTGGATGCAGTGAGTTTGCCAGTGATTGCGAGATAGACAATATGGATAGTTTCAAATTCCATATGGCAATGGGATTTGATGAAGCAAATCGTATCATCTGCTTCAAGAAAATATTGTAAACAGTTCTCCAAATTCCAGTTTACAGAACCGAATATCGATTATTGAGCATCGGCTAACACCCGGTGCTCTTTTCATGCTCGGAGAAATCCGGGCTATTTTTATACCATTTTCAGGAGGTGACGCAATTTGGCAAGCAGAATCAAGGGCATTACCGTTGAGATCGGCGGCGATACCACAGGACTGGACAAGGCGCTGAAAAGCGTCAACTCGTCCATCAAGACCACCCAGTCCGGTCTGAAGGATGTATCCAAGCTGCTGAAGCTGGACCCCACCAATACGGAACTTCTAACCCAGAAGCAGAAGCTGCTGAAGGATGCCATAGGCTCCACCAAGGAAAAACTGGATGCGTTGAAGCTGGCCCAGGAGCAGGCCAAAGCACAGCTGGAAAGCGGCGACCTGGGGCAGGACAAGTATGATGCCCTCCAGCGGGAAATTATCGAAACCGAGCAGGAACTGAAACGCCTGCAGGAACAGGCCATTGAGTCCAATGCTGCACTTGCCAAGATTGAAGAGGTAGGAGATAAGCTGCAAACCGCCGGGGATAAGATTTCCGGTGCCGGTCAGAAGCTGCTCCCTGTGACTGCCGCTGTGGCGGGTCTTGGTACGGCAGCGGTCAAGACCACAGCGGACTTCGATACCTCCATGAGTCAGGTGCAGGCCACCATGGGCATCACCAAGGACGCAGAGACCCAACTGAACGGCGAGTCCGTCAATACGGTGGAAGCCCTTCGGGATCTTGCCAAGCAGATGGGCTCCGAGACGGCGTTCTCCGCCAGCGAGTGCGCGGATGCCATGAACTACCTGGCACTGGCCGGTTACGATACGCAGGAAATCTACGATACGCTGCCCACCGTTCTGAATCTCGCGGCGGCTGGCGGCATCGATCTGGCATCGGCATCGGACATGGTGACGGACGCCATGTCGGCTCTGGGCATGGAAACCAGCGAAGCCGATACCATGGTGGATCAGATGTCCAAGACCGCTTCCACCACCAACACCTCGGTTGCCCAGCTGGGTGAAGCCATTCTGACCATTGGCGCAACCGCCAAGACGGTCAAGGGCGGTACGGCGGAGTTGAACACCGCGCTCGGCATCCTTGCCAACAATGGCATCAAGGGCGCGGAAGGCGGTACGCATCTTCGAAATGTAATCCTCGCTCTGCAAAGCCCTACGGACAAAGCCGCCGCCTGCATGGAGAGCCTGGGCGTGGAGGTTTACGACTCCGAAGGCAATATGCGTTCCCTCAACGATATCTTGGGGGATTTGAATACCAGTATGGACGGGATGACTTCCGCTGAAAAGCAGAACATCATCTCGTCCATTTTCAATAAAACCGATCTGGCCGCCGTCAACTCGCTGCTCGTGAGTACCGGGGACAGCTGGGACAGTCTCCAGCTGTCCATCACGGAAAGCGGCGGCGCGGCCCAGCAGATGGCGGATACCCAGCTGGACAACCTGTCCGGTCAGATCACCATTCTGAAGTCCGCGCTGGAGGGACTGGCCATTTCCTTTGGTGAAATCCTCATGCCGAAAATCCGGGCGGCGGCGAAGAAAATCCAGGAATTTGTCAACAAGCTGAACGGCATGAACGATGAACAGAAAGAAACCGTGGTAAAAATCGCTGCGGTAGTCGCTGCCATCGGCCCCATGCTCATTCTCTTCGGTAAAGTGACTTCTACGGTTGGCACAGCCATGAAGGGCTTTTCCGGTCTGACGAAAGGCATCGCCAAGCTGGGAGTGAAGATTGCCGGGAGCAGCGGTTCCATTACCGGACTTGGCAGCGCACTCGGTGCGGTTGCCGGGCCGGTGCTTGCCATGGTGGCAGTGATCGGTACGCTGGCAGCCGCCTTTGCAACGCTCTGGAAAACCAACGATGAATTCCGGGAAAATATCATCGGCACATGGAACCAGATCAAAGAAACCGTCAGCGGCTTCTGTCAGGGCATCGTTGACCGGCTGAACAGCCTGGGCTTTGAGTTTGAAAGCATCACCGAAGTGCTGTCCGCTGTATGGCAGGGGTTCTGCGAACTTCTCGCCCCGGTCTTTGAGGGCGTGTTCAACCACATCGCCAATACGCTGTCCACGGTTCTGGATGTCATTCTTGGGATCGTGGATGTATTTATTTCCGTATTCCAGGGCGACTGGTCCGGTGCATGGGAGGCTGTGAAGGGAATCTTCACCACTATGTGGGAAGGGCTGGTCAGCTGGTTTGAAAATATCCTAAATACGCTCAAGGGTGTAGCGGATGTGGTGCTGGGGTGGTTTGGCACCAGCTGGGACGAGGTGTGGAACGCTGTATCCACCACATTCACAAACATCTGGAACGGCATCACCACCTTCTTCTCGGATACCTGGGAAACCATCAAAAACGTGGTCAGCGTCGGCATCCAGTTCATCGGCTCTCTGCTGGAGGCGGCATGGGATATCATCACACTGCCGTTCCAGCTGATCTGGGAGAACTGCGGCGATACCATCACCGGCATCTGGGAGACGATCAAAACCACGGTTGGCAACGCCATCAAGGCGGTATCTTCCACGCTATCCTCGGTGATGAACGCTATCCAGACAACGATCAGCACCATTTGGACGGCTATCAGCACAAAGATCAGCACTGTTGTCAATAACATCAAAACGACCGTATCCACTGCATTTAACGCAATCAAAACCACAGCCACCACCATCTGGACGGGAATCAAGACCTCCATCTCCACTGTGGTGGATGGGGTCAAGACCAAGGTGACCACGGTGTTCAATTCCGTAAAAAGTACGCTTGCCTCAGTGTTTAACAGCATCAAGAGTACAGCCACCTCCGTGTGGAACGGCATCAAAAATGCCATCACCGGGCCAATCGACCAAGCCAAGACGCATATCAGCAATGCGCTGAACAGCATCAAGAGCTTCTTTGCCAACTGCAAGCTGTCCCTGCCGCATATCAAGCTGCCCCATTTCAGCATTTCCGGCAGCTTCTCTCTGAACCCGCCCAGTGTGCCGCACCTGAGTGTGTCCTGGTACAAGGAAGGCGGTATCATGATGGAGCCGACCCTGTTCGGTATCAACGGCAGTTCTCTCATGGCTGGCGGTGAAGCCGGGCCGGAGGCAATCCTGCCGCTGAAGGGCTTCTACGCCAAGCTGGAAGCCATGCTGGACAGCAAGCTGAACATGAGCGGCATGGAGAAATATCTGGCGGTCATTGCCCAGAACAGTGAGAAGGGCATCTATCTGGACGGCAGCACCCTGGTGGGCAAGCTGGCACCCGGCATGAACCGGCAGCTGGGTATTTTGGCTGCACAGGAGGTGTACCGATGAGTACCATGACAAACGGCGCGACCATTACGGTGATTGCTACCGGAAAAAGCTATCATACCCTCCGGGACTGGGGCCTTGCCATCGGGAACAACAACTGCATTGGCACTCCGGTCCAGGAGACCTTTTATCTGGATGTTCCCGGTGCGGACGGCTTTCTGGATTATTCCGAAGCCCTCACCGGGCGTCCCATTTTCAAGCAGCGCCCCATTGAGATCACTCTGGGCGGCAAGATGGACAGACGCATCTGGAACTCCTTTATTTCCAGCATCCGAATCCTGCTTCATGGCAAGCGGGTGCGGATTGTCTTTGACGATTTCCCCGGCTACTACTGGGAAGGCCGCGCCGAGGTGACGGAGTTTGACCGGGTGCGGGAGATCGGCACCTTCAAGCTGTCCATCCCCCAGGCGGACCCCTACGGCTACAGTCTCAATGACAACAGCACCTCGGACTGGCTGTGGAATCCCTTTGACTTTGAACTGGGTGTCATTGACGATCCCATCAGCATCACGCTCACCGCAGACAGCCCCACCGCCGCCTGTACCATCCCACACAGCGCGGTGCCGTTTGTGGTCAGTGTGGTGGTTTCTGAGATTGGAGAAACCGGGCTGAAGATGACGGTGGACGGAGACGATTATCTCCTGCAAAAGGGCGAGAACCGTCTTGCCGAGCTGCTGGTGGGCGACAGCGATCTGACGCTGAATTTCTCCGGGCGCGGCAGTCTGCAGGTATTATTCCGAAGGAGGGTGATCTGATGTATAAAGTCAAGCTGGACGGCTATGTGCTGTATCACGCAGACCACCCCTCCGCCATGCTGACCGACCCGGTTCTGGAACTGGAGCCGGGGTACGCCGGTGTGTTTACGGCAACGGTCCCATCGGACAACCCGCTCTATGACCGCATCTGCTGCCGGAAATCCATGGTTTCCGTATTCCGCAACAACAGGGAGATTTTTTACGGTGAGGTGCGGAAGGTCCCCAATATTGACCGCTACCGGAATAAGCAGATTTACTGCACCGGGGCGCTGAGTTTTCTGGCAGACTCCATCCAGCCCCAGGCGGAGTACCACGATATTTCCCCGGCGGCGCTGTTGGGAAAGATGCTGGAGATCCACAACAGTCAGGTGGAGCCGCGCAAGCAGATCAAGCTGGGCTATGTCTCCATTACCGACCCCAATAACAGCCTTTACCGCTGCACCAACTACGAAAACACACTGGAAGCCATCCGGGAGAAGCTGGTGAGTCGACTGGGCGGTTATCTGCGGCTGCGCCATGTGGGTGACCAGTTGATCCTGGATTGGGTCAGCATCGAGCAGTACGGCAGCTACAGCACCCAGCCCATTGAGTTCGGGTTAAACCTGCTGGACTACTCCGAAACCACCTCCGCAGAGGATGTGGTTACCGCCCTCATTCCGCTCGGGGCCACTCTGGAGGGCGAATCCGAGATCGAAGCCCTGGAAAAGCGGATGGATATCACGTCCGTCAATGACGGAAAGAACTATGTGTTCAGCCAGGACGCGGTGGATCAGTTCGGCTGGGTTTGGGCCACAAACACCTGGGACGATGTGACAGTCCCAGCCAATCTCAAAACCAAAGCCGAGGAATGGCTTTCCAGCACGCAGTTTGAGACCATGTCCCTGAAGCTGACGGCGGCAGACCTGTCGGAACTGGGGCATGACTACGATGCTTTCGCCGAGGGCGACCGCATCCACTGTCTGGCTAAGCCCTACGGCATGGACATTGTCCTTCCGGTGATGAAGCTGACGATCCCGCTCCAGAACCCAGCCGGGCGAACACTGGAGCTGTCCAGCAAGCAGCAGAAAACCTACACCAGCCAGCAGTCGGCGGTGCGCAATCAGCTGAGAAGTGAGCAGAACGATGCCATCAGCATCTCCAACCGGAACATCCAGATCAGTATCGACAACCTGACCGCCATGATGACTGGTGCCAAAGGCGGCTACAAGCTGACGGAGTATGACGAGGACGGGCGCTGGCTCAGGGATCTCTACATGGATACCCCGGACAAGACCACCGCCAAGCGGATCATGCAGATCAACAAGGATGGCATTGCCGCCAGTACCACCGGCTACGAAGGTCCCTATACGGTGGGAATTACGGTGGACGGTCAGATTCTCGGCAGCTGGATTGCCACCAATTCCATCGACACCAACCAGCTGAGTATTGGCCTGAACAACTGGATCAAGGGGACGGATGACGGCATTGCCTCCAAGGTTGAAAAGGACGGCATCATCTCCGCCATCAACCAGAGTTCCGAGGAGGTAGCGATTCAGGCACAGCGCATCAATCTGAACGGAGCCATTACCGCCAACAACTACTTCAAAATCAAGACCGATGGCAGTATGGAAGCCATCGCGGGACAGATTGGCGGCTTCAACATCAACAGCGACTATATCGCCTTTGGTGACTGGACCCATGCCAGCAACTGGCTCTCCATGTGTACGCCCCACGGCGGTGCCGGAGATGTGTACCTTGGAAAGGGCGGTATCTCCACCGACTCATTTGATGGGCAGTCCGGCAGTATCGTTCGTTCCATCAAGATGACCGAGGGGACCATCGGCTTCTACAAAGGCATTTATGCGTGCGGTTTTGTCGGAGTCAGCGATAGCAACGAGATTCGGATGAGTCTGATGGATAAAGAAAAGAACAGCATTCTGAATGTCCATCACGACTGGCTGGAACTGCCTGTCTTTACGCAGGTATCCGGCGACCTGTCCGTATTGGGAAGCAAGGCCCGGTGTGTCAAGACCAGAGACTACGGCGAACGCAAGCTCTATGCCTACGAGACACCCACGCCCTATTTCGGAGACATCGGTGAAGGGGTGATCGCGGAGGACGGCCTATGCTACGTATCCATCGACCCGGTCTTTGCGCAGTGCGTATCGCTGGAGGGCTATCAGGTGTTCCTACAGGCGTATGGCTCCGGTGAAATCGTGCTGACAGGCAGATACAGCGACCATTTCGTGGTTTCCGGCACTCCGGGGCTGTCCTTTGGCTGGGAAATCAAGGCGAAACAGATTGATTACGACCAGCTGCGCATGACGGAAGAGCGAGGACAGGTTGACACCTCTACTGCCAACTATGGAGCCGAAGCGGCTTCTTATCTTGCATCCATTACAGAAGGGAGAATCACCACATGAAGAAAGTAACCTCCGTCACATTCTGGAATGATGCCGTGGGCAAGCGGCTCAGCATCACCTATTCCGAGATTGACGATACCACCGGAAAAATCATCCGGGACAACTACCGCATTGACCGGGTTCTGGTGGACAAAACCGCCGTTGCTGCCTGTGACAGCATCGCCGATGTTGCCCAGGCTTTTATTGATTCTATCGAGTAAACGAAGGGAGGAATGACCCGTGGCAGATCTACAGGAAGAACTGCAGCGATTTCTGACAGCCCGCTTTGGCGTAGATGTCAAGGACGCTTTCGTATCCTGCATTCAAAAAATTCACAAGGAAAATCAGGACGTGGCCGCGCTGGAGCAGCCCATGAAGGATGCCACCAAGCAGGTGCTGGATATCCGGGAGGAAGTTGTTACGGCTTCCCAGAATGCGGTCCAGACCGCCGATGATGCCAAGACCATCGC